AAGATAGTGTCACGCTTACCGCCGAACCTGCAGGAATCGTCGGGCTGACCGCAAACAAGTCTATGCCTCCGCGCACGATCTCCGTCTGAGCGGAAGGGTTCGATTGCCACTCGTTGTCGTTCTCATCGGCTTCTGTTACCGATGGCGTGTCGCATGGAACATTGTCGATTCGCGCCTGAGTCAGCCACGGCATCTCCACCATCAACTTCAAACCTTCCGCGAATCTCTGCTCGCAATATGCGGCCCGCTCAAGGTCGGTGGATTCTGCCTCCTTCGACAACAAGTCAGCCATCACGCCGAACTTCAACACCCAGTACCAGTCATCCGGTATCAGTAAAGGCGAAGCGGTGGGAGGCGTAATGAGGCCGCCCGACAGGATAGCAAGAATGTCAAGCGAGTTAGGTGTTCCAGCCAGAGCGTCGAAGGTGATGTATTGCGGAGGACTGCCGATCACGTCCCACACAAGCGGAGTTCCCTCAGTCTGCTCATAGGTGTTGTTGAAGTACTCCATCGCCAGCGAATCATCGCGCCAGAGGGTAGATGGCAAACCAAAACCCGTAGCGGGGATGTATCGCACCCGGCGAATGTCCAGAACGCTCTGCGAAGTCGAGTCCGGCAGCACAATCCGATTGGTTCCCGGAACGATGTTGATGGGAGAAATCGGTGCGATATTGCACCCCACCGCCTGAAGAATCTGGTCGCGTCGCCGCTGGAGAGCCTGAGTAAAATCGGCAAGCGTAAATTGGCTTGTACCTGTCCATGAAGCATTGCCGTTCGGCGGCTCCAGAAGATGATATTGAGCCACAATATAAACATAGGAATCAGTCAACGTCTGGTACCGGGGCGACGTCGGATTGTTCCCTACCGTCGAGTTGGCATTATTCCCTGTCGATTGCCATGCGGCGAGCGTTGCGGGGTTAGGCTGCGTGTAGGTTGTTGCCCAGTCCTGAATCCATTCCTGAGTGAGACAGTTCCACAGCCTCAGAGCCTCATAGATATAGTCCAAAACCTCAGTCACGGTCCAATGGACGTTGGCGGTATCGTTCAAGCGCAGGGATAGGGCTTGCTGCGTTTGCAGCCGTGTAAGGTACGAATATGGGGCACTCGTCGCCAACTACCCTCTCTTCCGTGCAGCCCGCTTCCGAGCAGCTTTTTTCATGTTCTCCGCAAACACGGCCTCTTTTTTGGCCACGCCGCCTTTTTTCTTTGCCGCCGCAATCTTTTTCGGGGTCGCCTTGCCGAACTTACCGATGGTACCCTTCGCCTTCATTCTTGCCGTCGCCTTTTAAATCCAGTGAGCCATCTCTCCCTCCTACGCCGTGTTATTGCTTATCACCTGACCCGTGTTCGGATTGAATGTCGTAACGTATCCTTGACCTTTGATGCGATTGAGGACCGTGGACCACATATCCACGCGGTCGCGGTCCTCCATACGAATCTCTTTCAACTGCGCTGCAGCCTCTTTCGCCGCTGCTCCCATCGCAAACTGGAGTGCGGATGTGGTCTTTCCCTCGGACTCCAGTTTCACCATTAGCCACTCGTAAGCCTTCACCCTTGCCAGCGTCTTGACCAGATGTTCTGTGATTGGGAAAGGAAGCGTATCGGATGGATTAACGAGATCCGCTCCCTTGCGGCTGTACCACGTCTGGTAAGCGTACTGCGCCTGCGGCTGAGGATAAAGTTCGTATACCATCCATCCGGCCGTAGATGAGCCCGAACGCTGGTCTGTACCGTAAGGGATAATGGAGCCGGGATTCGAGAATATCTGCCGCTGCGGATCGTTCGCGTCGACCCAGTCCTTGTTCTTCTTCGCCGTCCCTGTCACTAAGTCAATCGCGTTGTTGATATCCAGCACCGACTCCCACGCGAGAAAATCAGACACCGGAACCGGGTAGTAGCACTGATAGATCGAATAGCCAAGCGTGGAACCAGAAGTCGTGTCGTAATACGGACGGTCCATGGTCAGTACCCCGAAACCACCAACAACCGCATAACCGATGATGTTGTAGATGGTGCCGCCGCCGATGCGAAATTGCCTCTGCGTGAGCAGACTGCCCGGTTGGGACGCGGAACCCCAAGCCACCGTCGCCGCCGCGTCTCCGGTCACTGTGGAAGCACCAAAGGCCACTGTAACCGAGCCTGCGGTGATGAGCGGAGGCGTTCCAAAACCGCCGTTGCCTAACTGGAAACTCCAACCCTTCAAATTGCGAACATCGTCCCACGCATTCCTAATATGCGTTCTGGCAAGCAGGCCAGAGTACCCCGGAACGGCACCCCGCATCTCCGCAATCATGGTAGCCAGCGACATTTCTTGCTCCTAAAAAAAGCGGGCCGGGACGATTTGCCCCGACCCGAAGGTTGCGCCCGCGATGAACTTACTTGCCGATATACGCCAATCGAACCGTTTCCCCCGTGAGGGATGTACCAGACGCCACTTCGCTCCCCGTTCCAGATGGAAGAAATGTTACCGTCGGGACGGCGCTGTAGGTGATTGTCACAATATCTCCCACAGCAACAGTGATCGGTCCAGCAGTCGGCAAAGTAACCGCCGTCGCCGCTCCCCGAGTGATCGTCACCGCCGAAACAGTTCCGCCTGCGATAACCAATGTGCCGGCCGAAGTCGCGGTATATGCGTATGGAGAGGCCCCTGGAGTCACCACTACAACAGCCCCCGCGTTTCCCGCGGCGGTCAGCCACTTCAATTTAAATTGCTTGCGAACCCCGGTGCCGATTTGCTGAACCTGCACCGTGTAGTTCCCGCTCAGGGACAAACTACCGGACCCTTCAACGAAGTCCACGCTGTCGAGGCCGAGCAGGGCGATCCCGGTGAGGTTGTTCAGCGTCCCAACCGTCTCGCCGCCGGTCGTGTAGGATGCAGGGCCAGTATGATCTACCGGAAGAATCTTTCCCTGCCCCGTAGTGAACCGATCCAGAATCGTGTCTGACATTTTAGAACCTCGCCAGTGAACGTGTAATGCGAGCCAGCCCAGTGGACTTTGCCACGATCGTTGCCAGTGGCATTCCCATATAACTGTAGGGAAGAAGCGACGCCACCGCCACCGCGACGTAGTTGGCTGTGCCTGCCGATGTGTCGACCGTCACGCCATAGGTGTTGACGGTTCCCGCCTGGCTACCCACAAGAACCCTGTGCTTGCCCGGTCCAACTTGAATGAACGCATAGGGAAGTGACGGGCCAAAGTTGGGATCGATGCTTGTTCCAGCCCAGTCGTACAGATTTGAAGCCGCCGATGTGGGCGTGACCTGGATTCCCGATGCTGACTCGACATACCAAAGCGGCTGGCCGGGGAGGATGTTCGCGCCCGAATAAGCCGGGTCAAGCTGCACCCACTGATAGGTTCCCGAATAGAGCAGCCCGATATTCGCCTGCACCGTTGCGGCAGTACCACCGTTTGCCGGAAGGGTGAATGTCGGAATGGCCGCATCCGTATAAGGGCCACCCTGCAAAAGAACAGTGGGTTGCGCGGTCACGGTTCCACCTGCCGCCACGACATACTGCATCACCGCGCCGCCGGTGTTGGCTGTGACCTGATAAGTGCCGGCGGTCTGTCCACTTCCGGCGGTCAGAAGGTTCACGCTCACCACTCCCCGAGTCGAGAACGTGGAAGCCGAACTGTCGCCGTACTCGGTGAACGCACCGACTACAAGACCAGCCTGAATAGTTGCGCCGGTTTCAGCATCCGTGGAACCGCTCGACGTAGCCGAAGCTGCGCTGTTAAGAAATCCACTCGGAATGTAGCCAACAACTGTACGCGCCATGATTTTCTCCTCAATCGTCGATTCTTAGCCGTTGAACCCAAACGCCTGTCCCGACATGCGGGGTGAAGGCGAATACACGTTGAGCGCCAGATTGATAAGGCAGGCGTCGTTCGTGTTGTTGTTGTAAACCTGATTCTCACGCGCACCGAACAGGAAGTCCGGGTCATCGGTCGGACGGTACTTCCATGCCCTTCCAGTCAATGCCCACAAAGTCTCGCCAACTGTGAGGCTCGTAGAGGCAGGCATATTCGATGGGCTGGTTACGCCTGTGCATGTGGAGCTCGACGTGAAACTGCTGGTGAGGTTGTTGCCGGCGGTGATGTAGGCGGTATCGAAATCCGCGCCCCACGCCGCCCCCGGTGTGAGAATGTCGTCGTAGATGACCGTCCCGAGGAACGCAATGCCTTCCGTGTCGGGAACCGTAGGGAGGTTCTTGAACTTGCCATCCCACGCCGTTGTAAATTGCTGCTGTGTTTGCAGAGCGGAAAGAATATATCCCCACCCGTTAGGCGTGGTGATGGTGATCTCCGGCGACTTTCCTTCGCAGAATTTGCGCTGGCGGACAAGGAAATTGATGAGTTGGCGAACACTGATCGCCGCCGCCGTTCCATCGGAGTTTCCAAAGAACACAGGGATGGAGTTGTTCGCCGGCCCGATGTTACCGTTGCGAACCTGATACCCGTAGTTCAGGTAGTAGTTCCCGTCCCATGAATTGTTCTTGGCATCATTCAGAGCCTCAGCCATGCCATTGATGCGGAGCGAACCGTCATCGCTGATCTGGCCGGAAATGGCTGACTGGCCGTGATGATAGGCCGCAACTTCTACGTTGGTCGAAATCGACGCAATGGCATTGCGGTAATACAAGTCCTTGAGCTTGATGCGGGCGTTCGGCCCCTTGTTCTGCACTTGCAGCGAGAACGTCTCAAACATATCCCGCGATGTGCAGAGGCGTGGCGGGAAGGCCATCGCCGCAAGTTGCTGGACATGCTCAATCTCGAAGTTCGTGCCCGGAGCAGCGAACCCGGAAGCCGGGGAACCCATAATGAACGGCTCCTCCATCAGTTTGCCTCCCGTGAACGGGTCGATGGACCCAATGGCCCTCATGTGCTGTTGATAGGCCGTTTTCACAAAGAAGTTGTCATAGGCAACGTCCGCGATGTAATCGTTGAACGTGCTGGCTTGAATATCGCCATTGAACGTAGGATCCGGCATGTGGTTATCTCCTTACTGCTTAGTGAACCAATAAACTCTCATACTTCTTCTGACGCGCCAACGTTTGCGCCTCGCGTCCAGCTTCGGTCTGCCAGGAGTTGCGTTGCTCCTCCGGCAAGGATTTGATCTTGTCGTACTTGGTCGCGGCCGGAGTCGCCAACTCGGGACTCGCAGATTGCGGATTCTCAGTTTTCCACCGCTCGATTGCGGCATCCTCAATAGTTTTTCTTTCGGCGGCCGCTTTTGCGGTGTCCTTTTCCTTCTGCTTGGTCGAGAGATCGTATTTGCGGTCGATGTAGTCACGCAATTTCTCTCCGGGGCGCCTATTCCTGCCAAAGTCGTCATATTCGGATTCCACATCGAGGCCGTGGCCCAAAAGATCACGCGCCCTCTCGGACATCGACATCAGAGCCATGTAAGCGCGACCCTGCGCGTCAAGTTCGGACGGAGCAACGTATGTGCCGGGAGGAATAACAACGGGGGGAGTATCGGGCTTTTTCACTGGCTCTCCATCGGCGATCCACGCATCGGGAACTTCATAGCCCTGAGCCTTCAAACTTTTCAGGTACTCGGTGCGCTCGGCTAACTTTGCCTGAGCCTGCGCGTACTCCTGATCTTTCTTGAGGTAGTGCGGGTCTACAACTTCTTGCTTCCACTTCTTGAGATTCGTCTCAATCTCCTGCGCCTTCAGGAAAGCCGTCTTACCCTCTTCCGCGTCGGCTACAAAGCCCTCAAGGATGGATTTATAGGCGGGATTGCCCATCATTGCCTCTGCGTCCGCATCGGCTACGCCGCGTTCCTTCAGAATTGCTCGGATGTCCATTCAGTTCTCCTAGATTGGCGGTGCCTGCGGTTGTGCCGGCGACACCGTTGATGCAACTTTGGATTGAATCTGCTGGACGAGTTTCTGGATTCCGTCAGCCTCTTCCGAAGCCCCCGGAAACACTTGGCCAAGCATCCCTGATAGGCGGTCAAGCTGCTCGACAATCTGGACAACTGCACCAGCGGGCGCTCCAGCGGGTCTTGGAGGAGGAGCGCCCTGCGGTACGGGTTGGGGAGCAGTGGCCAATTACGCCTTCTTCCGGCGGGATTTCTTGTGCTCCATCGCCTTGAATCCACCGTGGATCTTCAGCCCCTTGTGTCCGCCCTTGTGGGCCTTGTGACGCTTTACGCGATGTTTTGCCATTTGAGTTCTCCTCTCGGTTGATTTTGACTGCAAAAGCAAATGGCCCAGAGCCATTTGCGCTCTGAGCCATGTCGCGTATCCCCGAGAGGGGCGCTCCAGAATCTCGTATTCTCAATACACCATACGCCCAAACGGTAGGGTATTGTCAACAACTAATTTTCATCGGCGTCCATTTTCGACGGCTGCTCAGTGAAAACTACGTCATTGATCCCACCGTTGCCGGGGTAATCCACCCTCAACTGCCCGCGCCACTTCTCGCGTCGAAAGAGCTTAAGCAACTCCGATAACGTGTCATCGTCCTTTGGGCCGGTCCACTTCGCCAGAGCGTACTCTCGCGCCTTCTTGCGGATCACTTGAAACTGTTTGCTGTTGAATGGGTTTATCATGATGTGGTTATCGTGGCGCGTGGTCCTTCCGCGCTTCCTTTCGTTTTCATTTGAGGCGGCTTATTTCCAGAGGGAGGATGCCCCGGCTTGGCCTTGCCGGTCGCTCCCTGGGCTTGTGGAGGCCCGGCAGCGCCCTGTGGTTCGAGGGCTGTAGCCAGCTGCTTCATCTTCTCCGCAAATTCCAGTTTCATCTTCTGTTCCGATTGCCACTTCTCAACTTCGGTGTTCCCTTCCAAGGTTCCCCAGTTTGGAATGTCGAGAGCTTTGGCCACTGTCTCAGACGAGATTATGCCACCGGATCTCTGATACTGGAGCAACGTCAATTTCTGTTTCGTCTGCACTTCTCCATGAAGAGAGCCGGGGGCAACCTGTGCGTGGATGTTGGAGAGGAACGTCTTGGTTCGATCCATGCGGCTGTAAATCGAACTTCCGTTTGCGGTGTCCTCATCGGCTCCATGTGAAGGCACAAGTTCTTGCGGCTTGAAGTCGAATACCTCTTTCGCCACCCCGCCAGGGCCGACGTATTGCATGATGCGGCCCGTTGGGTAATACTGCATCACGTCACCCAAGAC